CTATATACCCAGTTGGTATTACTTCAAGTCTTCTACTCATATTATTAGCCTTTATACATTCCCATTGCTGTTCCGCCAAGCTGAGTCAAAGCACCAAGAGCAGAAGATGTCTGAGCTCTTCCCTGAGCTAAGTCTGCTCTAGCGGATTGATATTTGTTTGCCCACTTTTCCCAATCAGCTTGCTGCTTCATTAGTTCAGCCTGTGCCAACATGTTTCCAGCTTGAGAGGTTAATCCAAATCCAGTTAATCCGGCTTTCTGAACAGCCTCTAATCCAGACATCTGTGCACCAAATCCAAGCCTTCCAGCCTCTACTCCGGTTTGGTATCCAAGCCCTAAAGCCTGCTGTCTTAATCCAACTCCATATTGTTTAGCACCCATATACTGACCTAATCCTGCAGTTTGAGCTTGATATGCTTGACCTACTAAGGAATTGATTCCTTGTTGTTGTTGTCTCAGAAGTCCGCCAGCCATAGCACCACCCATTCTACGGTCTGTAGCACTCTTAAGAGCACCAGCACCCTGTTGTGCTATAATATCTGCACCCATCTGACCAGCAGGACCTAATCCTCTCATCATAGCCATTTTGCCCAGTCTTTCTATGTCAGCTGCCCCTTTTTCTGCACCAGCGGTATATTGCTCTGCAAATCTCTTTTGGTCTTCTTGAAGTTTTTTAGCAAAGTCAGTACCTAAACCAGCCATCTGGTTAGCTAAATCCATTTGCTTTCTAGAAGCTTCTTCAGCTTTTAGAATGTTTTGCTTATAGAAGTCTGGTATATTGTAAGCAGGCTCCTTAGACTCAAGACCAGCAATTTGCTTCTTAGCCTTTTTTGTTCTAGAAGCACCAGATGCGATTCCAACACCACCTGCTGCAAGTGCTGTTGCACCACCTACTATTGCTATTGTTGCGAAACTCATAACTCTATTTTTTTATTTTCCAATACAGTTTTTAACAAATCATTTTCTCTCTTTTCTATCAATCTCTCCTCAATCTCCTCTAAATCCTGAGAATCACTTTGGTTGACATGATATGTCGTCCATATGCAATCCTCTATGATATACAATATCCTTCTCGTTCCCGGCTTCGTTATCCCTGTGTACGGTGCCTCAAACTCCTCCCATTCCTTTCCATCAATAGACACAGCCACTTTTCCTTTGGAGACAGTAAACGGGTGTTCGGTCTTGTGAATCTTGCTCGTAACTAAGCTACCTGCTGGCATAAATATCTCTCTGATATACATGCCGGAGGTAAACCTATGTACAAGAGGCAAATCTATAGTCTGATAATTATCAGCCATAAAAGCCTCAAGCTCATCCACCCTGTCATCGTTCTCCCTTATGATGATGTCTCCACTCATCAATTTATCTTTGATTCGTTATACCCATATTTGAGCATAAGCAAAGTTACATAATTAGACGGGGTTAAAGCTTTTAATTCCATAATACACCAGTTTCCTCTTATCGGCTTACCCGTTGTTGGCGTAGCAGCTCCGCTATCCCTCAAGAAAGGAGCATTAAAGAACCCTTCTTGATTTCTAAAAAATGAATACGGTATAGACGAATCTAGCACGTTTGCAGCCCCTTTCACATAATCAGCAACCCATAAACTATTTGCCACTTCCGTAAAGGTCATAAATATCTTCTTTACAATAGGATTCTCATTTAGAATCACCCTTATTTTAGCATCATTCTGAACTCCATAGAAGTTGCAGTAGCTAACATTACTCTTGTGCTCCCATAAAGTTCCAGTATTAAAAGAAGTGTACAGTCTGTTATTCAGAGAATTAATTGTGTACGGGTAGTATGTATAGAAGGAATCGAATCTCTCGGTTCTCTCAGAATAGCATATAGTGAACTTATTACTACCCTTCTCACTTGAGAATATAACACTTCTGTTAGAAGAGTCGTATCCAGCAACATACTTAGCATCATCAAGGATATTTTCTGTAGCCCAAGAGTTCATATTTGTAGTAATGGATATCGGTGTGATACCTTCTAATCCAAGACGGCAAACAGCTTTTCGTATATCATCTATAAAATAATCTGCATAAGAATCAGACACCAAGCTTCCCGTAGCATTACCTATAGAATAATTACCAGCATAGTACTGGACATTATTAAATAGCTCGGTAGATAGTGTCAAATCCGTTCCACCAGCAGCGTTTGTAATAATTGACTGATAGACAGGGAGCATACCAACCTTATCCTCTTGATAAGTTCTCAGCATTCTATCCCTAACACTTAATCTTTTAATAGGACCAAATGAAGCATCTAGGTCTTTAAAATCTAAGTATAAAAACCTATTCAATCCATTGACATTACTATTAAACTCAAGATTCTGCGACCATCTTACAGTTGCAGGAAACTCTCTTTGTCTAGCTTGTTTATCTTCTACGGCTGGTCTTCCGTTCTTATTAATCTTAGTTAAGAAAAGTGGAGAAAGATTGTCCTCTTGAATCAAGTAGTTTTTAGTTGGTACACTTGAATAGAACACACGTTGAACCGAATCCGTCTTTCCACCAACCGGAGTAGCCGTTGAACCCTCAAGAACCACATAATCAGATTTAAACATGGAATCACCAGCTAGTGTCATTTCAATTTGCGTTCCAGCAACGTATGAGCTACAAAGGAACGTATGTGGTAGTTCGTAAAATACATCACCCTGAGAGCCTGTAGAAGTAATCTTCTTTCTTCTAAGAATCTTTGCCTTTAGACCAATAATTTGTGTAGCACCAGAGGTATCACCGCATGCAGTCATAAAGTCTTTAGCAGACTCATCTACTTGAATCCAATTACCATCTAGTGTAACAGTAGTTCCATTAGACTCATAAAACTCTGGGTCTATAAGAAGGTCTATTACTTTGAAAACCTTTTCGTTGATACCTATACCATCATACGCACCAGATTGTAGTTTATTCTTATAGTAATCATAAACTATAGATATTTCATCACCACTCTGGAAAGTATAACCAAGATTGTTTATTCTAAGTGCCAACTGTCTTGGAACCGTTTGGTCATTAGACGGCAGAACACCGCTATTTACAATAGTAACAGTAACATATGAATCACTCACAGAACCAGTAACTGTCTGATATTTGTAAGCAGATATCGTATATCCGTATTGAACACTAATCTGTGCAGAAGCACCCGGATTTATAGCTACTGAAGCACCACCAGAGGAAACATAAATAATGTCTGCTGATGTGTTTGTAACAGTAACAGTTCCACTAGCCCCCTGTGCATACTCATTTGCTGAATAAATAAACGCCTGACTTATATAGTCACCAGAGTTTAGTACTCTATAATCTGTATAGAACAGGAAGTTCTGATTGGGAACTATTGTATCTGGGTTGGTAAGATTTATATATGCGGTAGGGTCAGATGGGAGTCTTGCTGCTCCATATATACTACCAGTATAGTAAACCTGTAATCTTACATCTTGATATGTATTAGTAGAGCCAACATACCTCCACTCTACTGTCCATACTGTAGACTGACCAGATGGTGATATTATAGTTGGCTGAAAATCATTAGTAGGTATTGAATTTGTATATCCTCCAGCTTGTGGTGGAGTATTTACGGTAACAGTATAATCCGTATTCTCTACAGCAGAAACAAGCTTCTTGTACTCAAAAATCATCCTTCCGGGGTCATTGATAGGCTTATTCCTATATGTCAATGAATGCGGATTTAGACTTATATCGTAATATGAGGTTGTTGGTGCATTTGTGTCACAATTACTATATGTTACCTTTAAGAATTGATGACTTCCATAAGACTTATAAAATGGTATGTCGGCAGCAGGTCCGCCATTAGGCTGAGGTAGTATGCTTATGTTAGTAAGACTACAGGTTAAACCGCTTGTACTGAGTGCCCCATATTTAAAATCTATAACATCTGTTATAACCTCTGACTCATAGTTATTATCTTCTGTAATAGCTAGTCTGAAATACTTAGCCCAAGATGGTGCTGCAGAGCTTATCTGAATATATGGTAAATAAGTCTGTCTTGTATTCCACCAAGCAGTACCTGTTCCGGCAGCTAAAAGAGATGGAGACCAATGGATATGTGGTACATCAACAACCATGCTATTCCCAGTAAACACACCCACATTTCTTCCATGCTCATCAAGGTATACCACTCCAATCTTATACTTACCGCCCGGATTCAGTATCATATTAGATGCTGGATTCAAGTTGTCGTCAAAGAACATCTTATTATCACTAACGTAATTTGAAGATGTTAGACCAACAGTAGAAGATATGTTTGACTTATTATATCCTTCTTTAAAGTTTCCGTATGTTATAACATTTCCGTTTACTACTTCCTGAGCCTTAGCTGAAATAGGAACATAGTCAAACTGCAAAACATCTGGTGCCTCAGAATTATCTAAAGGTATTTTCTGACCAGCACCAGTAAAGGTGTATGTTATAGGAGAGCCAGTTGATACTATAGTATCTATGGTGTAAAAGTTGCTCCATATTCCATCAAAATACTCCCTATAGATTACCTCAATCTCCTTTACGTTTGCAGAGCCAGATTGTATTGTAAACCTTACCGCATTGTACCCTATAGAAGTATCAGTAGGTATAATGTTGGTTTCATTGAATATGTAGTATGGGATAAGAGTATTTGAAATCGGTGAAAAAACAGATTTCTCATAATCATCGTATATGTACCTATATGCGAATTGGTACATTTTATTTTGCACAATCAAGCTTCCGTCACTAACCCTAACTAGGTTTACATTTGACGGAGAGAACATAGGTGGCTTCTTTATAACCGTTGTAAACTCCTCAATGATGTTGCCAAAGTAGCCAAGCGTCTTAGCTTTTCTTATATTTAGCTTTCTTGGAACTCCGTCTTTATCAAGCCAGAATAGCAAATCACCTTCTTCTGAAGTATCTGCACGATTGATAATTCTTGGGTTATGACATTGAACAGTTGTTGATAAGTTTATTGCTGCACTCTGTGCATTTGTTCCACACTTTACAATGATTGAGTGGATATTAGTTATCTGATTATACTCAGTTATTAAGTGATTCCCACCCGTATGAGCTATAAGATAAATAATAGAATCTCTTAGCGTATTTGTAACAGAGCCTACTACAACGTGGCTGCTTGTTAAAAAAAAGTTCGTAGAGCCGTCTAAATCCTTTAACTGAATTTCGGCATTACCAACTATATTATTTACGCCACCATAGGTGCTTATATTTCTAGCATCAATGTAGTCACCAGATGGCAATAACTCATTGTCATAGTCTGTATTAAGACCACCATTAATGCTTTTAGGCTGTGAAAATTGTGCCATATTTATTTAACGATAAGCTTCTCGTTGTCAAAAGAAACATCTCTAGCTTCGGAAGGAAGGAAAGGATGTACTCTAGATTTAAGAAGTCTTTTCTGGTTATAAAATTCTGTCCTTCTGATTGTTTTCTCTGATAAGTTCATTTTTCTTCCAGTAGGCATATACTGAGAATCTTTCCAAGCTATATAAGCTATCAAAGCCTCTTCAGCAATATCCGCAATCTCCACATCCTCTTCATCTATTGTTGCCATATACTCAACTATGATATAGTCATACGGGAACTCTGGATTTAAAATCATAGTGTCCTCGTCTATGGTATATGTGCCAATAAACGTAGTCTTAGTGTATGCACCGAATGCTTTGTAGTCTGAGCTTCCGTTTATTGAATTTAAGTAAGCAAAATCTCTTAATCGTGTATTGTCAATAGGAGCTGTAGCAAAATCATTGTCATTAAATCTTGATGTCTCCGTTTGTAACTTTCTAAAAGCAGTAACAGTATCATCTCTCATTATAGACGCTATCTGACCAACATTGTTTACAACACCAACATTCAATACGTTTAGCATATCTGCTGGGAGTTGTACCGTTTTATTAGGCAGTACATTAAGTCTTATGGTCTTAGGAGATGATGTAACATCAAGACCTATCTCTTTGGTACCCCGTACAGCTATGTCGTACAATCTCCTATAGTGACCATTATTATAGCCAGCTTGAGATATATACCTGTATATTGCCTTTGATATTTTCATTTTTTATTCTTTACCTGTTCTTGATGCTAAATCTTCTTGTCTTCTTTTATCAAGCATTCCAACTGCATAGTCAATAGCGAATGGAATATTATCTGCAGGAATATTTAATTCCTCTTCTAATGTATTCCAATCCGGGGTTCCTACAAGTCTTGCAGACATTGTTTTATCTGTTAACGGAATCTTAGATAAAAACTGAAGCCTACTTCCGTTTATGTAGTATCCTATACGTCCTTTTTCTACAGGAAGTTCATCCCATAAAAAAATCTCGTGAGATGAGATAGGCATAGGCTGCTTTTCAAGACCGCTTACTTTAATGTTTGAGATAGCGACACCGATTTTAGCACTAATAGGAGTATAAGCCAGCTCAACAGAATTATCTGATTCTATAGTTAATCCTGTAATTGTTATGTAAAAAGCATCCCCAATAAACTCCTCATTATCAACTTGAATATTACCCATGTATGCTCTCTGGGCAGCAATAGCTATACCCATGTTGAGCAGAATATTGACTTCTCTATCTGAGTGAGATGCATCAACTGGAACCAACCCACCATAATGGGTTCTTTTTATCAATTCTATAGCTTGTCTTCTTTTCATGCGTCAACCTTTTTGATGTTCCCGAATTGAATCAAACTTGGGTCTTTCAGGTTAATACCTAAGTATCCAAGAACTCGAAATAGAACATTGTTAATTTTATTATCAGCCCATTCAACAGATGTCCCGTCTACAGCAATTCTCCTTATAGGCTTTTTGTAATAAGTAAGCCAAACACCAACAGAGGGGCTAGATGGATAAAAGAAAAAACTACCACCAGACTCAATATATACGGGGTCTTCAGCATTAGGAGAATCTATATCGGAATACAACTTGCTATCAAGCACAGTTGGTTCAATCCTAGTTGCAAATTTGCCATTCATAGGAGCCTGACCGGGATATGCCGTCTTTAAATAGATGGCTCTAGCATAGTCTGCTGGCTTGTTATAAGGGGAAGCTAATAATTGCTCAAAAACTAAGAAAGGGGATAATGTTTCGGTAGTCTGATTATCCGCATTTGTCGGAGTGCTGTATATGTTATTTCTACTCATTACAGCGTAAGACATGTCAATCAAGTAATTGAAATAATCGGTAGATGCTAAATTGTATGCCTGAAGAAACTCATCCTGAGACATAAATGACCCATCGTACTTGTTTATAAGGTATTGGGTCGTGTCATATAATTGCTGAACTGTTGCCATTACTACAAAATTAACATTTTTAACAATAAAGGGGGCAATGCCCCCCGTATTGAATTAATAATATGAAAGCCAATTATTCTCTTTCACCTGCCAACATCATAGGCTTGTTACCAGAAACATCCATTTTAATTAAATCATCCAAATTGGACAGACCTAACTCTTTCATTCTCTTCTTAGCATCGTCTAAGATGAATGTATTCTCGGTGTCAAGTTCTACAGTCTTCTTTGAAGGGTCATACTTGAATGTCTTTCTGTAACCTTCACCAGCAATACCAGTAGGAGCCAACATAGTAGCAAATCTTCTACCAAACTTAATATCTCCTAGTCCACCTACTTTACCTTGCTCCTTAGAGCCAACAAGAGTTTTACTCTTTTCTTCTGGGTTCTGTGCAAGCCCCATATCTATAGTAGCTTTTAGGAAAGCATCATAATCATTACCTAAAGTCTTCTTGATTTCATCTGGGGACAAGTATGTTTCTAGGTCAGATTTCTGTGCGAAGTCTTGAGCTTCCATGAGCTTCTTCTTTCCTTCTTCCCACTTTCCTTGTCTAACCAAAGAAGTCTGGTCTTTAAGTATCGTATTATACTGCTCCATGAAAGAGTCGAACTTCTTAGGGTCTTTCTTTCTAAGAGCTTCAATAAGCTTTGGTCTTAAACTAGAAATTACTGCACCAGCCTTGTATCTTTTGTCAATAGGATTATCTTCTCCGTTAGGGTCTGGAGCCGTATCCTCACGTTCCATGTCATCTGACTTGGGTGCTCCAAGCTTTGATGCCATTTTTGCTAACATGTCATTAAGCATAAAAATTGTGTTTTATTGAGTAATATAAGGCAAATATACCACAAATTACAGACCCTTAAGCCTTTCGTAGAAGCGTTGTCCTTCTCCCTCCTTAAAACAGAACTTAACAAGGTATTCAACTGTTTTTTCACCTGCTGGGATTACAGCTGCCAAACCTCTACTTTCTGCCCAATGAACCTGACCCGGAGTTATGCTCTCGGTGAGGATTCCAGACTCCAAGGCATTTTTAACCAAATGGAACGCCTTTGTAGTCGGATTATTGTAGGATTTAAGGAACAATTCTGGTCTATTTTCAGCCACAGATACATACTCAACACGAAGCTCATCAGAGTCTTTTTCTATCCCCTGTGCATTGATTTTAGTGATACCAAGATAATCAATGTGTTCAAGCATTGACTGCTCTGACGCAGAGAGTGCAATCTTCATAGCCTCATGCTTAGTCTTTACATTTTGGATATTCTTCTTTGAGATAGCCTCAAAGTTCATAATCTCATATGTTGCTGGCATATTAGCATCTCTATGCTCCGCATTCAAGCACCTGTTACTTTTTGTCAAGAACTCTACAAGCATTCTATCCGTAGCGGGTACATATAAGAATCCGTCTACAAAAGTGATAGAAGGTCTGCGGTTAACGATATTCTCAGGGAGATTATCTTGCTCGTCAACCCATAAGGTGTTGATTCCCGGAAGATATCGCATAGCTCTTTTGTAACCAGCCTCCTCATCAAAAACGATGTCGGTATTAGCCAACATAAATCTTGGAGGGAACTGCTTCTTGTCATTAGGTGAAGCATTTGTGATAAGCTTAAAGACGTAAGTCTTAGGCTCTTTTTTAACTTCTTTCTTTTCTAGGGTGATTGAGCTTAGTGCCGTTTCCATTGTTGGCTCTTGCTCAACAACAAGATTACCATTATCATCTAAGGTTCTCTTAGTTTTTTGTGCCATAGCGTTTTAGTTTAATACTAACAAAGATAGTCATTTTGTTGGTTTATTACAAAATAATGCATAAAAAAACCCCCACAGGAGAACCTGCAGGGGTACATTGGGATTAAACTATGACACTATTACTTCTTCACAACGATGAACTGGTTAGCTGCGAAAACTTGCAATCCGCAGTAAGCCATGTGATGCACGTTCAATTCCATTTTGTCAGAAGTCGGAACCTTAGCAAGAGCACCAGTCTCCCACACTTTAACTTCCTTACCTGACTCAACTTCGTTAGACACGATACGAACTGCTGGGATTTTATCTCCAGACTGAGCATCACGTCCTTCTTTCATTGGAATCAAAGCTCCGTAGAAGTCAAATTTGTTTCCGTTACTTGCCAAAGACTGTCCGTAGATAGCCTCAGAGTTGAAAGGCAAGTACTTCTTCAGATGGAAGGTAACACCGTCAATCTTCAAAGAATCGAAGCCGTATTTAACAGCCAAATCCTGAGAACCACCAGCGTTAGCCCAAACGATAGCACCATTCTGATATTTAGCGAACAAAGAGTCATCAACAGCAGTTCTCAAGTAAGAATCCATCAAGAAATGGTATTCTTGAGCACCACCATTAAAGTCAATTTGACGAACAAGGTTATGGAAATCTTCCATTCCGAAACCAACTGTGTTACCAGCGATATCGTATTGGTAAGTTTGTCCACCAGCCTCAATTTGAGGAATAAGACCTTTAGCACCTACAGTTCCAGAGATGTTATCTGCATCAGAACCGAAGATAAGCTTGAACTCTTTATTGTTCATGAAACGTCTTACAGCCTCATCCAAACCTTTGTAAGTGTAGAAAGAACCACCTTCAAAATTCAGGTAGATTTCTTCAATCTTAGCACGGTCTGTGATTTTGTAATCTTCACGAATCTCGGTAGTTGTGAAGATTTTCTTTTCTGTAAGGTTAGCAATTGTGTCAGCAGCAGAAGAAGCTTCACCAGCCTCAGTTACGCCACGGAACAACAAAATTTCACCAGCAGCCAAAGTAGAAGAAGCATTCTTCAACGGAACGATAGTAGCTGTGTGAGCACCTGCAGTTGTTTTGTTAACACCTGTGATTTTGTACTGAACACCAGAAGATGCAGCTTCAACAACTTCACCTACACGAACTGGAGATTGAGCACCACTATTGTAGTGAGAACCAGCAGTCAAAGTAACTGTAACACCAGAGTTGGTTACAGATACAGTAGATGCAGCAGTAATCTTGATAGAAGAATGAAGCTTACCGTAAGACTCGAAGTGGAAAAACTCACGTCCCGGTACTACAGCTTTCAATCCAATCATCTCAAGAAGCTGAGTGTAGTTCTGGTTGCCATACTTTTCTACGAACTTGTCATAGAATTGTGGCTTTAAGAGTGATAAGTCACTCACAAACTGACGACCAACACCAGTACCAAGTTGTACGCCAGAAGGTTGATTAATAGGCATTTTTATGCACTTTTAATTGTTAAAAATAAAATTGGTTCATTTACGAGAATCGAACTCGCATGCGAAACCGCACATCCAATAAATGATTTTTGTAAAACTGACCACACTTGGTCGTAAGAGCTTGGCGTACTGCCAAATAGATAATGCAAATATAGGATGTTTTTTTTATATCTATAAAACAAAAAACCCGGCTGCACCTGCAGACCGGGTATATTGCATGGGAAGGGGTCGGTTTACATGCTATAAAGTTTCTCAACCCAAGCATCAACGTCACTCTTAGTACTCTGAGAAGATGACCTAGATGAAGGGGAATCTCCTATAGAAACACCTTTAATGTTCTTCAGCATATTAGCCTTAGCGGAGCTTACAGCCTGAGATACTATAGACTTTATGATTTTATCCCTGTTGTTTAGCCAATATATGTCTTCGGCAAGTGCACTTGTCTTGTACTCGCCCTTTTCTGCGTCATAGTATCTAGGTCCGTAAAAGTCCTCTAAAGTGAACTTTTTTAGGTCATCCTTCATGCTAGTAAGGTCTTCCTTGTTAGGTATAAAGTTTACCTTAAAGGAAACATCATCATCCTTGTAATCCATCTCAAAAGGCTTCACAGCCTCTAATCCATTGTCAATGCTAGACTCGTATTTAGCTCTTTCAGATTGGATGTACTTATTATACTCTTCTACCTCTTTTGAATTATCTACAGACTTTGGAGCCATAGACTTCATGTATTCAGAAATATTAGGAAGCTCAATATCAACCTTCTTCTCTGATAGGTATTTTACAGCATCTCTTGCATCCTTCTTGACTTCTTTAAGAGCTCTTTTCTTAGCTCTTTCAACGGACTTATTGTATTCTGCCACCTCATCTTCGGTCATAAAGGATGTATCCTTTTTTTCCTCTTCGTGAGAATATCTGTCGTTATATTCCTTTTGAATATCGGTATCAGTCATGTCTGGGTTTTCGTACTGAATCATCAGTTTCAAAACCTCTTCGTCTGATAGCTTATCAAGATTAGATAATACGGTCTGCTCATATATGATAGGAGCAACCTCTGCGTAGTTACCGGATACTATTGAATCGAATACCTTCTTAGAAACTTCGTTCTTGAAGTCTAATTCAGGTTGAA